TATGCGGGAGGGTGCCAGTTCGTCGCGACCCCTCCCCCTCCATCAAAATAATATGACTCCTTGGCTCAAATCATATTATTTTATCGACGAAGAGCGAGAGATCGCAACGAAATCGGTACTTTTTAGTTGAGTTTTCCCATTGGTGTAGGATCACTCTTCTTAATCTTTGCGTATTGACCGATCACATCGTACTTGATGATCTCGTCCATTGCAAACTCGTACTCACGATCTAGTTCGACATCAGTCATCGCATCAGCGACTGACATGACTCGTGCCAAATAGGAGCATGTGCAATAGTCCATACGCTGATCGTAGTCATACCATTGATCCCAATTGGTCCATGGATTGTATGGATTGTCAATCGTGGTAAGCAGATAGTCCTTGGTACTAGCCATTGTCTGCCACCTTAGTCTTGGTAGTCACATTACGCTTCAGTGTATCTATTGATACACCAAGCCTATCGGCCACTTCAGCCTGTGTGTAACCACGATTGAGCATGGATCTTGCCCTAGCAATGAGGGACGCTGACATAGTAACACCCTGTTTCGGAGTTGCTAATTGCTTAACTCTGTCAGGATCCGCGTTTTGCAGGATCTGCTGAAGGGTGTTCTTGCTGACGGCCCTATGCTGAACGGCTTCCCATTCCTTATCAGTGATGTCGACCAATTGCTTCTTGGCGCCCACTGCAATACGGGCCTCATTAAGGCACCTGTTGGAAAGCTTTTTCAGATCATCCTTTTCATATTCTGGATGAGCCGCCTTCTTGGCTTCGTACAAATTGTCCGAAAGAAGCTCGGCTTTTCGTTCCAGAGGAGCGTTTTTAAGAGCCGTATTGAGTTTGGCTTTCAAGGAACTGACCTCTGACGAATATGTTTTCGCAGCTTGGGGATCGTACTTGAACGAACCGGAATTCAAATACGATTTTCGGGCTTGGTTTGCTAGGGACTTCAGAGAATTTGCATAGTTAGCATAAACGCCTTCCATCGCCGTTCCGGACGAAAGTTCGTAGGCATCCTTGGCTAGGTCCATCTTCACCGTTACCGATTCGGCTGGGACTTTCTTCCAAGAAATAACCTTTCCGTCCTTGTCCTTCTTAGCGGGAACGACCTTCTCTCGACCGGTTTCGACGTAGACTTTCTCACCTGTTTTAGGATCAATCCATCCGCCTTCCTTGGCCGAACGAAGCTTGCGTTCAGGAATGCGTTCGGTAGACGTGGATCTGGAAATAAGAGTGGATGCTCCACCATATTTTCCGTTTCCTCGGCTCTGCCACTTCTGCTTGAGAAGATCGATCTGATTGTCACGTTCGGACTGTTTCCAGTTCAGCTCGTGCTTCTCAGCATCGATGACGACCATCGAATGGCGGACCGCCTTCTCAATATCCTCCCAAGGAGCACCCTTGATGGTCATGTCTGTAATAAGGTTGGAGACGATGCCCATCTCTCTTCCCTTTTCACGCTTCGTCATGACTCGCATGCCTTCATACTTAGGATATGCAGTCTTGGGATCGAAGTTCTTCAGACCTTCAAGAGCGGATCGAGTCTTGATCTCACCTCGGTTGTTTGGAATAACCAGAACGTTATCGCCATCAAAATCAGCGCCAGAGAGTCGTTCGGCCACCTTGGAATTGATACCGACACAATCCTTGGATCCGCTAAGAGCCGCCCGGGCTTCCTTGTTGTTATTGTTGACCGTGAGCTCAGGAATTTCGAACTTTCCACCATGTGGGAAGCGAATAAGAATCACCTTCTCGCCAGGTCTGAAGTTCGGAGCGTAGATCTCATTGTCCTTCAAGGAAGGGATCGGTAAAATAACCTGAGTCCTCTGACGAGGCATGGCTGCGGCCTTCATATGAATTGCCGCTGAATCGCACTCATCGGAAAATGACTTGAGCAGATTGGCTTTGACCACGGGATTCTCCAAAGCCATGATCTCATCGTAGTCTTGCTTACGACGATCAAGGTCGATACCGAGCTGACGCTTGGCCAAGGAAATATCCTGCTTAGATAGCATCTGCGAAGGAAGACTTCGAGACCAATCATCCCAATCGCCTTCGTCATTGACCTTGTTGACCAACGACTGCTTCTTCTTTCCGGTCTTGGGATCATCGTACTCATATTGGCCCTTGATGGGATCGATGGTGGCACCGAATGGATTGCTCCAATCGACATCGCCTTTGGTTCCATCCGGGTTAGTAACTCGTTTGAGCGGCTTCAATACCGAATTATCGCCGGTTCCCTCGATCGGGGTTCCCCGTTTCTTGTTCGTGTTGAATATGATGTCTACACCATCCGGGAACTGATCCGGATCACCGTACATGGCCATACCTTTTAGGTAATGGCTGTTGTCAACGTTGATTCGGACCTGGGCATAGTGGGATCCACCAAGTTCGAGATCTGCCGCTCCCGGACGAATAAGCATAACGCCATCACGTTCGGTTCCTCCGTCCTCGGCGTACACAACACCAAGACGCTTAGAATCGAGGGATACTGGCTTCTTGATTCCAACGCCACCTTCGTGAGGCTCGTCGAGGGACATACCGATGTTCTTGATCTTACTTCGGTCATTGACCAAATCTCGAACAGTCACACCAGGAGCGGCAAGGACCTTGACCGTGGTGTGATTCGGACCGCCCATCTTGGTGTAAATATAATGGGTGGTGTAGCCTTCCTCCTCAAGCATGGCCACGGCAACCTTGAGTTTGTCCTGAGAATATCCCAGATATTGCTCAACGCCTTTGCCGATGTCGACGGCTCCGTCTTTACCAATGGTCTCTTTGAGATTATTGGCGATAATGGTCGACGCATTGGCTCGAGCACGACTCGAAGGATTGAGAAGGGATCGAACCGTGGATTCGTTCACACCCATGATCTCGCCGATCTTGGTGTTGGAATATCCCTTCTGCTTGAGCTCATAGGCGCGATGCTGACGCTGGGCAAGCTGCTCGTTATAGGCAATGGTCCTACGAGCACGAAGCTTCGTTGTCGTGATCCCCATGGAATCGGAGATCTCTTTCTCGGTGAGACCAGAATTCTTGAGATCTAAATATCGCTTGTAGAAGTCCTCGTGCTGGTAAGGGTCCTCACCAGATCCATAAGGGTACCTTCCGGAACGGCGCTTGACGCCGATGTGGGACAACGAGTTAGACTCGTCTTCCATCAACACGACCATGACGTTGCCTTTCCTGAAAATATCATCACCACTGCTCCGATTCCTCGGCACGCAGTTTGTTGATCAGTTGATCAAAGTGCTGGATTCGATCCATGATGTGGGCGATCTCATCCGGGCTGACCTCTTCGTAAATATCAGCGTTCGGTCCAAGCTTGATGTACTTAGGATCGGCGTTGGTGGCGATCTTGATGTGATCGTTCTGATAGAGACGAAGGTCGAACTGAAGGTTCATCGGCTTGACTTTGTATTCAAGACAGAACAGCGAAGCGTAAATATAAAGCTGATCGAAGTGCTTGACTTCGCCGCTTCCGGTCTTGAGGTCGAAGATGCGCAACAGCTTCTTCTTGTCGTCGTATCCGATGAGGTCTGCGGTGCCGAAACAGTTCGGCGAGAAATATAACACCACTTCGGGCGACATGCGATAATGCAGGCCATCATTGACGAAGTCGTTCAACGTCAGATGGGTCTTCGGCAGAGCCACACGATGTTTGTTAAGATCGGCAGCAAGAGCATGCAGCTCGGTTCCGCGTTGTGCCGCAAGGGACGATCGGAACATATCGGCCATATGATCGTCATCGTAACGGAGCCATGAATGCTTGCTGGCTCCCATGAAGGCATGAAGGCCCTCAAGATTGTGATGATCATTGAAATGCATCATGATGCAACCTCCGTGGAAATATGGGACTTGGTCATGTGCTGTTGAAGCTTGTCGAGAATATATTCCTCATTCTCGGGATAGATGAACGCCGCAAACGAGTCGGCATTCATCTGAGCCACGTAGTCATCCTGATTCGGCTGATGCTTAGCGTCAGCACTCTTCTTGACCTCAAGGGCGGCCCATCGATCCTTATACAAAACGAGAAGATCGGGGATTCCCTGAATATAGTTGGGATCGTTCTTCAGCACACGAGATCCTGGAAGACGTTTGCCGATCTCCTTGATGATCTTTCGTTGGAAGTCGCGTTCCAAACTCATAGTTCTCCTTTCGACAGAGAAAAATAAGAGTGGGGAATAGTACCGCCCGCAGAAAGGATTGCTCGGAAAATAAGGCAAACTCTTCCCCACTCTTACCTCTTTGTGCGATGTTTTTGTCGCGATGACAAACCTACTCGACATAGGTCGGTTCCGGTACGGTATCGACATGCTCGAGATGCCATCCATACCAGAATCCGTCGGGCTGCTTGAGCGCATCGTAGATCTCCTGATCCTTACAACCGTAATAGAAGGCCATATGGGTCACGCTGGGAAATATAAGATCCTTCTCAATGATGCGGACCGGTTTGTAGGCTTTGATGTTGCGGGCGTCATTCCAGCAAATATGCATGCCTCGGCATACGCCGTGGTTTCTTGGATGGGCAAGCGCCTTCAGAACATCGTCGACGCTCGTTTCGAGGAAGATGGCCACCCGTTCTGGAGACGGATGGATCTCGTTGAGTTCATAAATATAAACTTCTTGGTTCTTGTCGTGATGTGACATGTGTTGTTCCTTTCTAAAAGTATGCAGATATCAGGCCGCTGCATACTTTCGCGCGTTTTCTCCGCCAGCGTTTTTATATATTATTACTCTTTTTTTTTCTTTTTAAAATAATAAAGAGATAGAAAAAACGCGCGAAAGTATGCAGGCACCCCGAAAACCCAATGATTCCAAGGCCTCAGGGCACATTGACCCTCAAAAAAGTATGCAGGTTTTTCTGCATACTTTTGGGGAAAACCTGCATAGTTTATACCAAAAGTATGCAGGTTCGGACCTGCATAGTTTTTAAAAAAGTATGCAGGTTTGGGGCATTGACCCTCAAAAAAGTATGCAGGCGGCCTTCCTTCCTGCGCACTTTTGCCTTGTCGTCATGCCCGAAATACCGCAATATCGTATGCCAACGGGATCTTATAGACCTTTCTGCATGTCCGACAATAGAGTAGATGAAGGCGTTGGACACGTGAATATGCGGCCATCCGCTCTCCCTTTCGGCGCAAAGCAGCCGTGATCTCCCACGAATGATAGTGCTCGCACGGCATGATCGACCTAATTTGAATCATCGCGCTTGGCGGAATCTGAACCAGATGTTCGAAATACGCCCGCACAAGACCTCGCTTCTGGCACCGTATGCAATACGTTCCGAGATCGAAAGGAACCTCATTGCCATAAAAATCAAACAATGGCCTCCCCGATGTCTCGATCTGAACCGCAATCGGAACCTCCGAATCGCAGTCACACGGGCTCATTCGTCTCGCCAGATCATAGACGTCGATCCTGTCCGGATCGCCACCATCCATCACATAGGTCATCCTAACCCTCCTTTCCGGAAATATCCTTCGAAGCGAACGTCCGCTCGTTGAAGGTTTCCTTGTTCGCGAGCGCCCTCAGGATCGCCGAATCGATCGGGGCGAAGCTTCGCAGAATATAATAGTTGAGTTCCTTGAACGGCGAGTTGATCCTGTCGATGCGCCCTGCCGCCTGCTCCATGATCCGATATGAGTAGTTGAGCGAATAGAACAGCATGGTGTCGGTCTGCGTGCAGTTCCACCCAGCGGCTCCTGATCCGTAGTTCACCAGATAGATCCAATCTCCATCCTGCGGAATATCGTCGTGACGATGCCCGTTGTACTGATACACCGGTATTCCAGTCCGCCTCCGCAGGCTCAGTAGCTCCTCCAGTTCGAAATCGTAGTTGTAGAATATCACGATCTTCGGATGACGGATGCAGATATCTATTGTCTCCTTGATCCTGCTCGGATCCGAGTTCACCAGTTTCCTCTGGGCGAAGCAGTACTGCGATACGTTCTTGAGCGGCTCTCCGGTCCACGGATCCTTCCGTTCCTTTCTCAGGGTCTTCAGGGCCTGTTTGTCGTGATCCACGACGATTTGGTAGACAGGATTGCGACTGGGACCACGGTTCTTCGGACGCTTCATCGGCACCATGATCCGTCGTTTGAGCTTCTCCAGAATATCAGTATTCCTCCAGTCGTTGACCTTCGGATACTTCGCCCATCGGTCATACACGGCGTGCATGGTCATGAATTGCGTCTTGTTCTTATAGAACCCATTCGCCACGAATATGGGAATGAGATCCTCGTATGAATCCGCAGGGGTCGCCGAAAGCAGGATCCATCGATTGCCTTGCGCCTTGGCGATATGGATGAATTCCTTGCTCCAGACCCCGGTTCCGGTCGCATGCTGCTCATCGAATATGATCACGCCATGGAAATCGTGATAGGCCTTGATGCGCTGCCAGCTATCCACGGTGATCTCCACTCCCGACGGCTTGTTCGTACCGATATGCAGGCCGAATTTGATGAGATCCTCGCCCCATTCGGCCTTATCGCGCTTCTTTGCCTCGGTGATGATGAGCAGATCGGGCGAGCCCTTGAGCGGCATGAGCGTCCTTCCGCTGCCAGACTCGCCCGAACGGGTCCGGCAGCACATTCGCAGCCACCACATGATGGCCACAATGGACTTGCCGGACCCGACCTCGCCGACCAGAACGTTTCCGGATCGCAGTTGGCTCAGCGCCCGTTCCTGAAACGGTTCCAGAGTGACGGCCATTACTTGCTTACCTCCTCGGAGGATTTGAGTGTGGCCTTGAGGAGATTGGCGAATATACCATTGTCTCTGATGCAGAATATGATTCGTTCATCCGGGTTTGAGGCCGTATCGCCGGTGACGCAGTGCTCGTGATATCGGAGGTCGACCACGATCTCGCGAATTCGTATCTCGCCGAGAGATCCGACGACCGAGTTCCATGTCGCTTCATCGGGAATATCGTAGTATTTCATTGAGTTGTTCCTTCACCAGAAATATGAGCATCAGTTCAATCGGCATGGAGCCAATCGCAATCGATGGTCTTGCCGTTATATACCAGGCAGGTGACTCGTCTTGTATCGGTCATCGTGATCTGGCACTGATTCACGTTTTTGAGGAAATCGCCATTTGAGATGCAATCGACGCCAATCGGGTCTTGATCTCTATCTCCTGATCCGCATGAAGATAGACCGAATATCAGCAACGCTGCACAGCAGATGCCTGTAACGATTCGCTTCACGCTTTCGCCTCCTTGTTGATATGCTCGCCGACGTAGTAATACTCCTGGGTTATCCGCATATCGCAGAGATAAGGCCTCGGATCGTCTTTCTCGAAATATCGCTCCAGATACTTCGTCAGTACGTCAAGCTCATCTTGATCGAAGTCCCATGATGTATGCCAGTAGAAGATATGATCACCATCACTGTCGTGACGGAGCTCATCTCCATCGAAATATCGTGACCCGAGAAATCCGTTGATCCACCCTTCCATGGCGATCGAGGCATCTGGACTCAATTTGCTGCTAACGGCGATGCCGACAGATACTTCATTATTCGCGAACATGATTCGTCCTTTTCTTGTGTGTTTTCCGGTTTCAAGTTTGGCGTTACGAATGATATAAGTCAGATTGACTGTATTTTTATGATTACTCCTTAAATATCCAACGCGGTTTCGTCTTGCGGCGGATTGTCGTAATGATACGTGAACCCGAGATAGGTTGGGGATGCCGTACCATTAACGGCATTCCTGATTCGCTGGGCCACGTTCTCCACACGTCCATTGCTATGCCCGTGTTCGACAAGCCATCGCGCGCAGTCGGCGGTTGTCGGGAATGTCAGGTCGAGTTCGTTGATCACGGTCCGATGCTCGGTGCGAAGCGTCGGCTCGACCACACGGAACATTCTGGCGAAGTTGTCGTTGCTGAGAATGCTATCCACGGCACCGAGTAGCTCCGGCTTGACCATCCTGGCGTATTCGCGCAGCCAGAGATTGTAGTACTGGGCGTATGGACGCTCGGGCTGATGCTTGCTGTAGGTGCTCTCGATGTCGCGTATTGCCTGGACGCTGATGCCCATCATTTCCCGACAACGATACTGTGTAAGACCGAGCAGGGTTCGCGCAGCTCGGAATTGATCAGGCGTTGGCATGGTCACACCACCGATTTCTCAGTCTCGACGAATTTCCGTCGCGCGTATTGCCAGATTGTTGGTTTTCTATCGGGATCCATGAGGAGCCTCCTTATCGTCTGTGAAGGAAAACCAATTTCCCTGTGAGTCCTGAAGGATCCTCTTATTGCAGATCTTACATTTCGAGTGCATCGATGCTCCGTCAAAATCGACATGATTGTCAGGAACATGATAGTCCATGACATTGTGTATGAAATCTCGCATCGGCGATTCATTCCATCCGCGCTGAATGAAACATAACAGACAAAAGAACATCAATCCGATTACCAGAATCAGGATGATTAACAATATATTTTTTAAAAACATGCTTACCTCCGAATATGTCGGCCTTGTAGATTCTGAATGCGCCGATTTTCGGCCCTGTGAGCCATTTTAAGGGCCCGCAGAGAGGCGAACACGATCGAAACGCTTAAAACTATGGGTATGACCAGAAGGGCCGAGAAAACGGCGATTATGGCGTTAATGAGACAGATCATCCGAACGCCTCCTTCTGGTCATTTTGGTCTGAATATGGAACTTCGGGTCTTCCCTGACTGGTGTCCGATCCGATCCCTTCATGCAGTTCTGGCACTCCGCATTGACATAGATGTTTCGTCCATCACTCCACGCATGGTTCGTATCGATCCAAATATACGGATCATGATCAGACTCGCAATGAAGCTTGTGTTCGTCATGCAGCTCTTGTTTGATGGCGTCGAAGTTCGCGTCATGGATTTCCATCATCGGACCTGCGGAAATATGATTGTCGGTCATCATTTACTCCTTTGGTTCTGTCTTGTCACGGATCCACGTCAATCCTTTGTCGATCCATGCTGGAATATGGAACAGCCAACAGAGGAACTCGACGATACAGAGCACTACGAACGTTCCTCCAATGACGAGAAGGACTGTTCTTGCGGGTTGGTCCCATTCGCCGACGAATACGCAGTATGATCCCATGGTGAGGACTCCTCCAACAAAGTTGAGTAGTAGATATACCGGCATCATACCCCAGTTAATCTCGTCCATGTTCGCCCTCCTGTTCAAAGGTCCATTGCTTGCTATTGTCCATTTGTCGATACTCATTCCTGGAAATATCGAAGTGCGTCGATCGATTGCATCGACAGCATATCACTTCACATTCATGATGATCCGGTGTGATCTCCCATGCATCGGTGACGAGCAGCGATGCTCTTGGATGGCATCTAAGATATCGTCTGGCCCGATCAAACACGCTTGTTGGCGCCATAATATGCTCCTAAAAATAAGAGGGCATGACCGACGCGCGATGGCGCCGCCCATGCCCTATGATGGAAATAGGGTTTACTCGATGGACTTCAGGTCCGCATCGACCTTCTGGAAGGTCATGGTATTGAGGGCCGTATCCGGTTCATCATTATCATAGAACTCGTCCTCGAACGGATCCTCATGCTTGGTTGCGATGAGCATTTGCAAATATGCGGTGTTATGATCCGACATCTTGCCGCGGTATGCGGAGAACGACAGATTGATGTTCTCGATGTCAGCCCAGTCCAGAATATCAACCGGGCTGAGGTCGACCTCCTCACCCTGCACCACGGCCTTCCTATGTTCGGCCCACAGGCGCTTGTTGCCGTACTGGGTCTTGAACAGAATCTTCGGATTCCTCGTATCGGCCGGATCGTCCTTGAATTTTACGTTGACCTTGAGCAGGAGCTGGGGATCAGCGTCGATCTTCTCACGCATGCGGGGACGGAATCCCTCGTCGGTCAGGAAATCGAATTCGTCCTGAGTCAGCTCAATGTTGAAGTTGCGATTGCCCTCGTCGTTGAACTGACCTCCGTTACCGGCGAAATTCGGATAGATGAGTTTCGCCTCACGAATGCGGTACGATACACGACCACGGGAATCCACATACTTTTCGACTGCCATTGCTTTGTTCCTTTCGTTAGTTTGGTTGAAAATATCAGTTGTTATAGATAGTCACCCGTTCAACAAATGGACGGGTGTCGGTCATCCGGCCTCGATCGATGTTCTTTTTGTTGCACCGATCGATGGCCGAGGTGATTTCATTATCGGTGATGCCTGAGTACTTGTAGAAGTTCGCCAGCGTCTGGAGGACGTCGGCGAATTCGTCGAGCATGTGCTCACGCGTGTCATGCTGTGAGGCGACCATCAGTTCGGCCGATTCCTCCAGCACCTTCTTCGCCAGTTTCTTGCCGTCTTGGAGTTCGCCGTCGTTGAAGGTCTCCATTGGCGGGAATTGGACCATTGACAATCCTTTCTAAAAAATATGGGCCCATGCGTCGGTCGCACAGGCCCATATGGTTTGATGGACAAATCAGTCGAGATTGATTCCATGATTGTCGGACTTCACGACGCGGTTCTCGAATCCGAGACCGGCGAATTCACGGAACACCCGTTTGGCGAATTCCCTTCGATTCATGTCCTTGTGTTCGAACCTGAGATCGAGAATATACCAGACGAGCGCACCGATGCATGCGCCGATCAGGATGAGGGCCACGACCTGATAGTCGAGCAGTTCAATAGTCATCGTTATTCCTTTCCTATGAATATCCTTCATTATAGGCGATGACCTTATCGCGAATCAATCACCCATGGCCGCGATGCGCATGACATCCATCATCGACTTGTTGCGGCCGATGTTGTATCCGACGTAGAAAATGGCACCGGCGGCCACGAGCAGCGCTTCCGGATGTTGTTCGATGAAGTCCATGACAGTGTTTCCCGCCTTGTTGATCTCGTCGTTGACGTTAATGGTCTTGTCCTCCATGGTGGTCTCCTTCTTGTTTTTTCGGAATTTCGGTGAAATATTAATGTTGAAGTCCATGATCAATCCTTGCGCTTATGCCGGGTTACGGTGATGTCGTAGATGGTTTCAATGGGACCTTCGACCATCACCTGCCGTCCGCAACCAGTGCAGATAAATATAGCAACGATCCTGTGGTCTTTGAAATATACATCATGGGGGCGAATGTCGTAGTCACAGTCGCACCCCATGAGCTCGTTGAGTTCGTCCTCACGCATCAGCGGTCTCCTTCTGATAAGATCCAATCCGTTCGTTCCACAGTTATCGATTTCAAATGAAGATTATCGAGATTAGGAACGATCGATCCTGCAATGCGGATCGCTTCGTATGCGGATGGAGGTATCTGCGAATAAGTGCTATAGATCGTATCTTGATCGGTTTTGATGATAACACGATACATACTCATCATCATGGCCGGCCCGGCTTCCTGTTGCGGATATGATCCATCACGGACCTGAACTGCTCGTTGGCTCCTGCGTTGAGCGCGACGAATGCGATGACCCCAACCGCAGGGACGATGATGTCCCTGATCCAGAGTCTCGCCTCTCGGGCTGTATCGATGGTGCGCTGTTTCATGGTTTGCTCCTTTCGTAAAAATATAGGCCCATGCGTTGATGCACGGGCCTATAATGTTGATCAGTTCTTGCTCTGATCGGATTCCTTCTGGACATCAAGATCGAGCTGGACCATCCACTTTACGGTATCCTCCAGCTGCTGGATCCGTGCGTGATCGCCCATGGTCGTCTTATATTCCTTATAGGCTAAGGCGATGGAGATCACGCCGGATGCAGCTGTGATAACCGCGCCGGTGATGGTGAATATATCTTTCTTGTCCATGGTGTACTCCTTTCATACACTATAACTCTTCATTATAGCATATGTTTATGTCGCGGATACTCCGCCCACCAGATGGTCGGATGCGTCCATCGACGGGCATGACGACCGCGATGGAGTGAGTTATCGACGATCCACACTAGATATCGATACGGTGCGTCATTGACGTATTCGCCGGTCGGCGTAATCAACCAGTCTACCAGGAGTCCGATAAGGGCAACGGCCACCATTGATAGACATATCAAACAATTTGTCAAATTAATCATTACAATCACCCATGTCGGAGAAGTTTGAATCGTCGTTGATATCGCATTCGGCATTGGGATCGTAACCGAGTTCATTGATCGATTCCGTGATCCTCAATCCCTGTGTATAAATATCATCGCTGATTCTGCGAAGCTCGTCGCATTCGTCATGCATCCGGAGAACATGATTTTGGATCCAGGTGATGCTACTGACGATCTTCATCAGAAGAATCATTGTCGTCGCGATCGTCATTCCGATCAACGTCTTCATCTTCCGGCTCATTGTTCTCCTCCTTGTGGAACTTTTTGTAAATATCAGTGGCGTCAGACGCACCGTTCTTGGTCACCAAATTCATCTTATCAGCGGTTTTGACCATGATGAAGACGATTCGATCATCATCCTTACAGAATTCCTGCGCATCGAGAATCACTTCATCATCAGTTAACTCCTCGGCGTTGATCCGAACCGCAGGAATATCTGGATCAAAGTCAACGATACGCCAATCCTTGAGATAGGTGTTCGTTTTGCAGTGATTCCTTTTGCGAATATAATGGATTAAAAAGTCAGCTCCTTGGATCGCCAGATCACTGATGATCGTGCCAATGATTATGACTAAAATCATTCCGAAAATAAAGTTGATACTCATGGATGAACTCCTTTATAGTGTTTAGAAATGATGGTGATCGCAGAACCAGCTGATGACCAGCATGAGAGCGGCCAGAAATATAACGATGATCGCCTCGGGCCAGGTCATGTAGCCAGCTCCTTCATGAGATCGTTCGATGCCGGATTCGGTGAGGAATATGGACTACTCTCGTCGATCAGCCATTCGTACGATCCGTATTGTTCGATGGTATCGATCGCGTCATCGGCCAATCGCTCGTAATACGATCGGTCAATCTCTGAAGATAGTCCATTGTCTCGGATGACCGAATATTCCTTCCAGCGATACCCTTTTGTTCCAGATACTGCATCATAACCGCCTCGGCTGTTCTCACGTACCAGTAGGCCTCCTCCACATCCTGATTTGACTGGGGAAAAGGCCGATACTTTACCAACAAAGCTGTAATGATGCTCATCCAGTCCAAGTCCCTCATCGAAATCAAGGAAAATATTGGACTGAGCCGATTTAGTCTCTCGGAAATCCTCTAGACCGACAGGCTCTTTGGTAAACAGGGTCTTAAAGACATAAGGAACCTGGAACTGCAACCCAGTAGCGGTCCACTCACCACAGTGCTCGCCGTAGGCTGAATGAGCGATGTAGGTGGACTTATTGACGATGCACATCTTGTCATAAATGGACTCCAATTCGAAGTTGTATCCGTATTGTTTACCCATGGCGGTAACGAAGTCGATGATATCGCGGTCCACATCGGCGATCTTGATCGAATCGGTTTTGATGTGGACCACGGTGTATCCGAGTTCCTGTACCTTGTGCTTGAGCGCAATCATGAACAAGGCGCCTCGTTTGGCGACTTTGTTGTCGAGATTGCGGTTGTTCGGATTGGCAGCATCGTTGAACCGGGTGGGGAATGAGGCGCTGGTCAGGCCATAGACTGCATTGATGGCAATCTTCAGTGCCTGAGCCAGCGCCTTGGAATCCTCACCCTTGAGCACGGGTTCGAGATCTTTGATACGTTCCTCGGGAACAAACTTCCTGAAAATATCAAGGCATCGATCGAAGTCTTTATGCTTAATGGCGATACGGGCCTGTCGGATTGCGTCGAACCGTTCAGTATATGGACCGAAGAGATTCATAGCAACAATCGAACTAGGATGCATGGATGAGACGTCAAGCAGTCCGACATTGCCGAACATGCCTCCGAGATGTTCCTCTTTCTCTACCATCTATCGTCGCTCCCATAAACAAATAAGACGAGAATCACAATCGCGATGATTAGCCCTATACACGATCCGAAGATGGGCCATGCGTCTCCCATTGTGCATGCTCCTTTCCAAATATCATTAGCGGTTCATCATTGCCTTCAAGATGATGGTTATAGGCGTCGACAAGTTTCATGAGATCGATTTCATCGAGCCCTTCAGCATAGAAAGCTCGTTTCTTCGGATCTGGTTTTGTGCTGACGATACCAAGTGCCATCAAATATCCGTGAAGGAACAATCGTGATAGATAACTTCCGCTGATGTGTGATGGATGCTTGTATTTGTTTTCATTGACGAACCGAACCGGTGATTCGGAGCTCGAAACCTTACCCATTGTTTTTTACCTCCCATGGATGTGGAATATCCTTGTAATCCTGATCGACATTACCGTTCTCCATGCCATACACCCAGACATAGCCGCCTTCTCCCGGATATTCGCCCATGTACTGGGACTTCTTATCCTTGAGTGCATATCGATCAAAGGCATATCCCGGGAACATCTCGGACAGTTCGGGGAAGTTGAACTCCGACTGCGGATGCTTGTTGTTCCCGAATATGATTTGTGCGGTATGGGTGTTGGTGGTGTCGTTGACCGTCAGGCCACTGAGCATTGCCAGCATCTGGCGTGCGGTGAAATCCTCTTTGAGGTGCTCGAACACGGCCTTGGTGGCCCTGACGTCGTCCTCGCAATATGATTGCACCAATGCCCATTTGTCCTCGGGAACCGGTTGGTCCCACGGCATGCCAAGCTCGTGATGGTCGATGCCCAATTCGATCTCCCACTTCTTCAACGACTGCTTCTTGGCGGAGAAGTCGTAAATATCAGTATAGGATGCGTTATAGGCCTGACCGAACATGGCGTTCTTGTTTCCGCTGACGATCCGCATCGACAGATCATACAACTGGGCGTTATTGTAGCCCATGACTCCCCATGCCCAGAGAATATGGTTGTCGTACTTGCGGTTGTTGAATCCCACCAGATTCTCATCGAGCAGTGTCATAATGTTCTGCCGCGGAGGATTGATCCATGTCTTGACGACGTCCGAATCGCTCTTCATAAAGCAGACCATGAAGAGGTTCGGGAAGACCTCGACGTCAAAGAAGGTGAGAATATCAGCGTTCTTCGGATCACTTCCCTTCGGAATATCATCGGACTTGAATTTCATCTCGTTCACCAGAACGATGCAATAATCCGACCAATGCGTCGACCGCAAAGCGAAATCAAATATCTCATTACGCATGTCGGTGACGTCGTATGGTTTACCGGACTCATACATCTCGTCCATGAGCTTCTTGATGAACTCGACGCTCGGCTTGGTCCCAGGACAACACTCCTTGCGCAGAGCCTTCTTGATGACATTGCGTAGATGCTGTTCATCCTTGAGTTCCTTCTGATTGATCATAGACTTCTCTCCTTTCAATGGAAGGCCGCTTGAAATATGGGAGATCTCATGATCGTTGCACAGTGAGAGCAGACGCCGTAGGGACGAATTGCCTCGGAAGACCTTGATCTCGACATGGATGTCGTAAAGGTTTTTGAGTCGGGATACGTCTCCATCGTAAATATAGTGGAGGTGCAATCCCTGTCCGCTCTTGGATACCTCGGCATAGGTCGGAGGGAACTTGCGGGCCGCCTCGAGATTGGCCTGAAGCGATTTCTCGCCATCCTCTCCTCGAATATCGAAGTCGATGACGATGTGGTTTTCCGGGACCTTAACCCAATGAAGTCGACTGGTGTCGAGGTCTTTGAGTGTGGTGCTGACTTGGGCCCATTTGGCAACCGGGGATCCGCTTTCGTCGTCTCTAGCATATTGCGCAGGGCAATCATGACAGAGTTCGTCGAATCGACTGTCCGTTTTAGCAAGTCGAAGCCACGAGACATGGTCGTCAGATGTTCGAGCATGTCGGTCAGAAGAGTCAACGATTCTCGATTCGAATTTGTCTCGCTGAAATCCATGATAGGTAACTGCCTTACTTGCTCCACGATCCATGTTCTCGAAATATGAAGCCAGTTCGAACATGAACTCGGAGCGTTTCATGACGTCGGTGATGTGGGCTTCCTCACACCATTCCTTATAGGCACGCCACAGATCGGCCAGACGCACTGGCTCATCGATGTCCATGAGGTCGATGTTGTCCTGAACGAATGTGTAAATATCATTCGTCTTGGCGATCATCTCCGTTGGACGATACTGGGAATATCGGTTGACCCCGAGCTTCCTGTAGACCTCACGACAATGATAGGCAATGGCGCCCAATTCGAATCCGATCTGCTTCATGCAGTCGAAATAATCATCCGGCGCCAATGTGTTACCAGTCGGATAAATATCAATCAGTCTCCTTGTGATGCCCGACTTGGCGTCGGTGATCTTCACCGGCTTATTCGTTGCCATGAATAACATCGTCTTCAGCGGAACGGTGTACTGTTTGACACCCTTTTCGTTGACCACGATCTTCTCATGCGCAGCGATCTGATTAAGCAGGGTGTTGTCCCACATGTGACTCAGATCGCCATCGGTCTGGATACCGATGAGCGGAGAGTTCTTGAAGGACGCGGTGCTGAATTGGTATCCCTTGCCGAGTTCCTCCGCATTGAAATATGCGATGTATCCAGGGAAGAGCATCTCGATGATATTGAGAATCGTCGACTTTCCGGTTCCTGGATCACCGTAGATGACGAACATCTTCTGGATGCGTTGAATATCATTACCGTCGACCAAGGCGCCGATGCCCCATTCGAGCTTTTCACGTTCGGACGGGGCATATAGCGTATTCATGAGCCGGTCGTATGCCGAGGTGTCTCCCTCGGATATCGCGTATTCCAGTTGCACGGTGGCATAGTCCTCGCGTTTCGGAGTGTCATTGGCGAATATGATTCGCTGATTGAGCACCGCATCACTGTCGGCCAGATTGCGCAGTCCGGAAATATACCTATTCCAGCAACCGTTGGAGGTGTTCTGCATAAGCATGCAGGTCACTTCATTACCGTCCGGAGACTCATACGAGTCAGCGAACTCCTGAATATCACGGTCGATCAGCTCGCCAAGGCGTTGAAGGTTCTGCGACCAGAGATGACTATCCGGATCGAACACCGCATAAAACGATCCACCCTTGATGAGCAGATCGTGATACCCTCGCATCTTCGGATCGGCGAATATGGATTCATGGCCCTTTGTTGTCTTTTTGACACGTACCTGCACTTGATCCATCTTCGCCTCCTTTACATGTCGGGAATATGCTGTTCGTTGAGCCAATACTGCATCTGCCACCACCATTCGGATGGGCGGATATCCTTGTCATCATGAACGATGAAGAGTCCGCCACCCGATCCGTCAGGTCGGTACTGTCGATCCATCATGATGTCACATCGGTCCTGAATATAACACTCCGGATCTCTCTGGTTGAGAAACCAGTCATCCGAGCATCGTGTCAGATCCATGTTTTCAAGGAACATGGAGAACGCCTCGTCGACCGGGACGATGGCAAGAACATCGTTGACCCGTTCGGCCAAGGCGACGAGGAACTCAAGGACCGAGCATCCTCGGATACCGCTAACCAACGAATATCCGGTTCGGCGTGTGTATGCATCACGTAACGACTCGCCGTCGGATATCCGATTCCGATCCATCATGACACTGGAACGGAATGGCATGGCCGCAAGAGACATACTGAGATCAACGTATTCGTCGAAATTCACACGATGGCGTAGCCATTGAATATACGATGCGTTGAAAAATGGCGATGAATTACTGGTCATTGACCTCCTCCATTTCGGCCGCTATAGTGGAATTGAACCGCTTTTTGGGTCGGTATGACTCCTCTTCAGGAATACCTAGCACCTCGTGCTGGTACGATCCGTCATGCCGGGTGATCTCGTAGTCGGTCTCCAGAATATCATTCCTGCACCACACAATGTTAGGATCACCACTCTGCGACAACCTTCCGAACCTGTTGAGCACGATGGTGTTGATGATGGCATCCGGGTCCTGAACGATCTCCATTCCTCGGGCAAGCACGTCATCGTCCTCCCAGTAATCAAGATTCTCCGTATCGATGAACCACGGGGCGTTCTCGTGATCCTCTTCGGAGATCTGATAGCTCGGTTCGTCATCATCGATGGACTGATGCCAGCGACGCGCCTTGATCGTCATGAGGATTGATTGCTCAATGCGTTCGTCCCCGTTCGCCTCGTCATACTGACGCTGTTCGTCATCGGTAAGGGGACCATCCCATCGCGGAACGCCGTCATCGATGATGAAATTATCTCGATCGGGCTCGTCGGAGTCGATGTCCACTGGGTCATCATCGAACTCATCGTCACGTTCGTCATCGGGATCGTCGGAAATATCCTTTTGTTCGGTGACTTTGGGATTGCCATACGTCTTGGCGGCCTTGACGGCCTCCCATTCCTTCTTCACCTCGATGATCTGATCGTCGTAGAAGTCAAGCTCCTGCTCCTTGCGCCTAATGGCCTCGTCGGTCGACCGCTTGACGTTGACGAACTTTTCGTGGTTGTCTTTGAACTGCTGGTTAAGTTCATGCTTCTTACGTTCCAGATCGGCGATCTCTTGCTCGAGGTCCTTCATCGGAATATACCGCTTGTATATACCGAAGTAGAATATGGCGGTCGCCGTCGCGGCACCAGCGGCGAATCCGCCCACTACGAACCCAATGGTCTTGAGATTCATGGATACTCCTTGATTGAACGAACGGGACGGCCATCATGAAGACGACCGTCCCGAAAATATCATCGATTAGATCTTATCGTAGATGATGCCATCCACGTTGAATGTCAGCAGGATGCCAAGCTTGCCGTCCCATGGTTCAGCGTTGCTATAATCCCACGGATCGTCGCTATTCACGCCGAACACACCGAAATCGACATAGGTGTTCTGATGCTCATCATCGATGATCCATCCCAGGATTGCACCTTCCTTGCTATCATCGATTCCAAGCATGCGATACACATCATTAAGGAACAGATGACCGTTGGCATAGAGCTGATCGTTCGCTTGGTGGAGAACCGAGCGAATATGCGCGATATTCTGATCGGGATTGGTCTTATCCCAATAGATTGAGTATTCGTCGAAATATCGGAACAGTCCGTCACGGTCGATCGTGTCCTTGTCGTAATGGCGAACGGTCTTTGTCTCTCCGGTCTTTTCGTCGGTGATTTCCTCTTCGACGATTCCCTGATAGATATCGCGCTCCTTGTCCTCTCCGAGCTGTTTGCGAACACGGCCTCGATAGTCGGAGAACTCCTTGGATACGGCCGTGAACGCCGAGGCAGCCGCCATGTACCGTCCATCCAGAATATGATGTGCGGACAGCACGCATCCGACGCTCAGGCCTGTCAGCAGGATCGTCGGCAGATATAGACGGGCGATCTCTGCTCCGGTCTCGACATAGACCATCGTCTTGTCGTGCTTCTGCGCCTTGTCGTCGTAGACGATCTCGTCGTCGTTTTCGGCCTCCTTGGCCTTCTTGGAAATATCCACCATCTTGTTCTGATGATGATCCATAACGGTATCCAGCTTCATCGTGGAATATACCGCGAAGCCCGTGGCGGCCACACCTGCGACGATACCAACGCCGACGAGAATCTGCGGGGAATGCTTGTCAAGTTGTAGCAACGCCTTGTTGCCGAAACGTACGATGGTTTCCTTTACGCTCATGTTTATTCCTTTACATTGAAATATGATCTCGGGGATCTCCGGAACGTCTCCGAGAATATTGTTCAGTATTCGAACGACCACGGTTCGTCGCTGGGACAGAGACGTGCCGTGGCCACACTGGTGCCTTTGTCGATGGTGATCTCGAAGATCGTTCCATCGTCTTCCAGCACCTTGACGCCGGTATCGTCATCGTTTACTCGATAGTCGAGAGCCTCTTGATCGATCTTGGAAAAATATCGACGGACGCGATCCTTCCAGATACGGAGCGATTTTTGATCCTTATCCGAAATACATCGCTTTTTATCGATGGGAAACAGACCCGTCTTTTCGAAGGTGCTGAACTCAGCCATGGTGAGTCCTCCTGTATTCTCTGGCTCTGCGGAGAAGGTCGAGTTTTACGATGACCTGCTCGTCACTCATCTTATCGACCTTCATCTTCCACAAAGGATTGGAATGCCACGCTTCCAGAATATGCCGCTCTTCGGATGCGCTCATCGCAAGCTCTCGGTTCTCGGCATATTGAGGACGTAGCCATCACGACATCGTGCGATGCTCGCCCGTGCCAGATCGCTCCACCCAATGTCGTAATCGGTATATCTTGGGGATATACCGGATGCCTTGAGCAGATCCGCTACGCTGCATAGACCATACTGATCGATGGTGTCCCGCAACGTGTCCATGACCGCCTCGGCGTCGCGACGATCCCGGAATGTAATATCATCGAAGTCGTTACGGTTTCGGGCTTCGATCGCACGTCTTCCTGTTGAACGATCTCGACTCATCGATGAATAGCTGGTATATCCTCGATTTGCCGAGTTGTTTCTCGGACGAATCTCACCGAAAATCAAACGACTGAATCCCTGGGATACGGTGTCATAGAGCATGTCCTTGGCAGCCGGAATTATGACATCTTTGACGACATATGATGCTACGTCTCGAAGATCGCCGCCGAAAAATGTCTCAGCGACCTTCTGGACCTTGTTTTTCTTCGTTTGGACGACTTCGCCTTTTACGACTTTGGCGACGGTATTTGCCTCGCCCGTGTCCTGTTCAATCCCCAACGCTTCTCTCGAAACGTCGAAGGTCTCCTTGTCTACTTCCGCCATATGGAACTCCTTTCGAAAAAATATGAGGAGAGGATCTCATGTGGATCCCCTCCTCACTATAGTTTATGAGAATATCGCGATCAGCCCTTGACGTTCTGTAGCAGCGTGGTTACGAACGAATCGGCCACTCCATTTTGGGTGTACATCGAGAGCATGAGTTCACCATGGGCTTCGCTCTTGTGGAACTCTTCGATCTCCTCGGGCGTGGCGTGACGGAATCGAGGCGCCACGCGACGTTCTCCGGTCTCCTTGTCGATCTTTTCCTCTTCATAGCGGAAGCCGTACGTCATGTCGACGAAGTTCTCCAAAGCTGTGGTCTTCACCAACATGTCGTCGGAGGAAAGGTCATCCGATAGCTTCTGGAGCTTACCGTTCTTCAACATATCGACGATATCGTTACTGTCGAGATGGAAGAGGAAGGTCTTGCTCTGCTCGACGCCATCGATGTCGGTGTAGGTGACGGTCTTCTTAATCATGATATGGTTCCTTTCTGGAATATATGGTTGTTATGGTTGAAAAATATAGGCCCATGTTTCCATGAGCCTATACGTCTATCAGTTTTCATCGGACGATTCGTCGTCCAATTCGAGAATGTCCTCGGTTTTGTTCTCGGTCTCCAGCCTTTGGTCATTCGCTTTGCGGATCGCGTTTACGACGATCTTCTGAGTCACCGATTTGGTCACCACGGTCAGCGCCGTTCCGGCTACCGTGACTACCAAACCAACGGCGATCTTCTTCGGATCGACATCGGCGTTCTTCGCAAGGTTCTTGACGATGGCATTACCAAGAGCGTCACCAAATGATTCCTTCATTGTAGTTCCTTTCGTTAATGAATCACTTCATTATATGACATGATTTCATCACGAATCAGTACCTGCGTGTCGTATCCGCCACCGGACTTGTGGAGAACCGCATGACCAGACACGGGATATTGTTATCGGAAAGCATCGATGAAAACGAAACATTGAGTCGGTCGTCAATGGTCCATCCGAGCTCCTCGCCAATCGGAGCAGGATCGAGACCGAGTTTGTCATAGAACTCATTGAGACTGACCCACAGGCCGGGACCGTTGATAAGCTCGTAGTTGAGATCATTCACGGCTTTGCGAATGGATTCCGGATCGGAATGGAAATATCGGTCCATGAGCTGATCGTAGCACAGAACATCACCGATTCCCGGAATCAGATCCTGATCGGATGGAGGGTTCTTGCGAATATGTTCCTTGGAGATCTCATCATCGATTTCCTGCGCCTTTTCTTTGCCGAGTTCCTCGACGATCTTGGTCCGGTATTCCGATGCGGCCTTGGTGGCCATGGTGTATGCCGATGCATAGGCGGCGATCTTTCCGGCCGAGATCTGATGATGGCCGATGACACATGCAATGGTCGCCCCGGCCATAAGGACCGTGGAAATATAGCACGGCACGACGTGCTTGACGACTTCGCTCTTCGGCATATCATCATGCTCCATCTCGATCTCCAGCATGACGTCGCGGGCCTTGACGGCGTCATGGGCAGCACATACGGCCGTACCTACAACACCGGCACAGGATACGACGGTCAGAATCGTACCCGCGTTGTGTTTGATGAAATCCTTGATGGATTCAAGATTCATTGGTTGCTCCTTTTGTTTTCATAAGTCATATCGCCGTAGAATGTTTTGGAAAATGATTCCTTGAGCATCGAACGAAATGCTTCTTTTCGTTCGCTTTTCGGAAGCGTTCTCAAATATCGACGATTCCCGAACAGCACCTGAACGGCTATGAATATGATCCAGGTCATGACGATAAAAGATCCGATCTTGGCTTTCATTGCAATCCTTTCAGAAAATAAAGGCGCCACGTTTCCGCAGCGCCTTTACGGCATTGAAAAATGTCACTCCTCGACAGACGTGGAATCCACATCGTCGGAAGAGTCCTCGATGGCCTCCGGTTCGGTGACATCGATCAGTTCATCCGGTTCGCCGATGCACTTGACGACCGCCAAAGCCGTTACGGCTCCGACGACGATCGCGCCAACGGTGAACTCGTACTTATGATCGACCACGAACTTCTTGGCCTTCTCGAACTGTTCTTTCATGATATTATCCTTTCCTAGAGGTTTGACTCTTCATCATATGCCATGTTTTCGCCGCGAAATATCTGACTGCGGAACTCCCGGACATGGCCTTCGATCCGATCGGCTTCGATGTCCGGTCGTCGGACCATGCCGATCCGCATCTTGCAGACATCTCGGAAACACATGTCGATCGATGTGAAGTCCATCGCATCGGCCTGCATGCGCCGATCGATCTCTTTGGGATCGTCTCCACGCACGAGCAGTCGCGCCTTCCGGACATCATCGGGCACGTCAAGATATATACCGAAGACGTTCTCGATCTGGTCATAGATGCGTAAATATGATTCCGGATCGATGACGGCGACACTATCCACCGCGCGATAAAGATCCGACCATGCGAATGCGTAGCTCCACACGCCAAAGACGGTGGAATATGTCCGCACACAAGTCAGTTCCCCATCAAGAAACGCGTTCTCGAATTCGGCGTCGGTGACGAAATGATAGTCGACGCCTTCGATCTCGTTGCCCCGTGGAGGCCTGGTCGTATATGCGAGGATCTGTTCATACCCACGACGCTCCAATTCCTTGGCAAGCGTGGTCTTTCCCGATCCCTGGGGACCGATGAGGAAAATATGGACACAATCGCTCATGATCGCCTTCTTTCTTTTCGGTCCGGTGTGTACGAAGAAATCGAAGTCCGCATCCGTTCCGCCGTAATAATGGTTGACGGTGAAATAACACAGCAGTCCGGATTTGGTCCCGACCACCATATGGTTCCATCCATCAATTCGGAAACATAGCCGTTCGCTCCAATATTGCGGAAAATATCGTTCGAAGACATAATCGATCCTATACACGCATGGAGTCATGAGTTTCTTCTAAGAAAACGGAACACGATCCAGATAAGCCACAACCCTCCGGTGAGACCGGTCAGGACTAGGTCCAACAGGAAGTTGAGAATTCCATATTTCTTTTTCATAATACAATCCTTTCGAAAAATATAACCCCATGTTTCCATGAGGTTATATCGTTGGTGTAATTGACATTACTTGCTTAAAGTGTTTGATGCAGCGGCGTTGAAAGCGTTGATGACAGTCGTTTTCGTTTCATCATCGAGCGCCTTCAAGGCTTCATTAAATTGCATTGCGCATCCTATTGCGTCGGTGTTATACTGATCAATCCTTCCGGAACGATAGCCGGAACGATAGCAATATGCACCGAACGCAATTGTGACGATTCCGCAAGCGCCGATAATCAAACCGGTCTTGTGCTCGTTGATGAACTGCTTGACGTTGTTCATCTTGTTTTCGTTGTCGTTCATGGTAACTCCTTACTATAATGAATTATCCTTCACTATAGTCCATGTTTCGGACGCGAGAAAATAAGAGCCCATGTTTCCATGGACCCTTATCCTGAATCTCCGTTCGTATTTGAACGTCTGTCGTCAGATCTTCGGCTTCGGAATGAAACTCAGCGCCTTTGTCGTAATGACGTGGTCGGTCTCGAATGCGAACATCAGTCCCAGACAAACCAACGTCCCTCCGACCCCGACGACCTTCGCGATCATGGCGTTGCGATCTTCGTTATACATCTTCTTCGCTTCCACCAAGACCTTGAGGTCATCGACGGCCATGCGGGCGTGATTGTCATCGACCGCTCCGTAAATATTGGCCAACGCCGCGTCGATATTGTCATCGAACGCCTTGTTGATGTTCCGATGCTGTGATTCGAACTTCATAGTGTTCTCCTTTGTTCGGTTGCTTCACTATAAGGCATGTTTTAGGCGCGAGAAAAATATAAGCGCCATGTTTCCATGACGCTTATACGTGTCAGCGATCAACAATCACCGGATTGTCGATAACGGCTTTCAGAATTTCGAGTCCATCCTGAGTGACGGAGCAACCGTCGTTCTTGATGTTGTTGAGAAGCTCATCTCGTTTGGTTCGGTCGAACATTACCAGGAGGGTATCTCTGCCGAACATTACGCATTTGTCATCAGGTCCCTGTGCGTCAACGATACCGCTGACGCCGGAAATGACCGGATGCTTCTTTCTGTAATATACAGCCCAGCCTACATATCCCACTAATGCTGCGACGCCGACTCCGATTGTGATGGCGGTCTTATGGTCATCATAGAACTCGACGATCTTGCTCTTCGCGTTCTCAAGTTTCTCGTTCATCGTTGTTCCTTTCGAAATAGAGTGAATTATCGCTTCACTATATGACATGTTTATATCGCGAAAGTCCAAAAATTAAGAGGCCATGATATGGTCACGACCTCTTAATATTTGGACTTTAATTGTTATCGAATGTGGATTTCTCCAATGTTCTCGCAATCATCGAATATCGCGATTCGAATCGTTTTCGGTTCGTCTATGTTCAGAATGATGGCGTTATCGATATATGATCGCTTTCCGCAAAGCTGCTCGTGTATCGATTGCGCGACTCTATTCCGATCTTCATCCGACTTTTCGTGAATGACGATATCAGCAATGAGTTTCGATTCCATTGTTACTCCTTTCGTTGAAATATGGTCTTCATTATATGACATGTTTTTATCGCGAAAGTCCAAAAATTAAGAGGCCATGATATGGTCACGACCTCTTAATTCTTATAAACATCACTGCTTGTTGGCGATGTATTTGTTGTACTGCTTCGTGCTGATGCCCAGGATGATACCCAGGAACCAGTCCGCGGCCATCACGACCGACAACACGACCTCCGCGTACGGAAGTCCGGTTGCGCCGGCGATGATGGCGTACAGCACGCCAAGACCGGGCAGAATATACTGCACGATCCACTTCATGATGTCGTACGTCTTGTCCGACATGAGCAGCGGGATGATCTCCTGCTGGACGAAATCGGGATCGAAGACCTCATCGGTCGACTCCGGAGGAGTCGGTTCGGTATTCTGATCTGTCATCTCTCCTCCTTTCTTGTTTCAACGATATCGAGCGGAAGCTTGTTGACCTCTTCGGCGACCTTCTTGGCGTAGCCGTTTCCACCCATGGCGCTGTATGGGTAATAGAGGTAGTGATTGAATTCATCGAGGTCATCGAGAGTGATGCGGTTCTGCTCCAGATAATGCTTGCCGACCTCCACGATCTTGGCGTGGGCAAGACCTCGCACCATCTTCTCGATGGCCTCGATGCGTTCGTCCTCCGAATCGTCCTTCTTCTTGCGATTGTTGATGACCGTGGTGACGAACGCCCAGAGTCCAGATGAAGCGAACACTGAGCATACGACGGTGACGATCGTCTGGACCCATGGGTTCATATCGATTCAGTCACCTCCGCATCAAACGGTCAACGTGGTCGACCACTTGGTGAGACTCTCCTTGATGCGCTTGCGTTGCTCTGGAGTGGCGTCTCTCCACATGGTCTCGACGTCCATCTTGAGGTGGTTGAGCTGCTCGTCCGGGGTCATGGTCGTCATGCTCGATCCATTCCTCGTCATCGTCTTCGTCCTCGTCGCGGTCTTCTCGATCGTCGCCTTCCTTCATGGCCTTGACGACGGTCTTGTAGTAGCAGGCCTCCCAGCAACACTTCTCCGCTTCAGCCAGGTGATGGATCATGTTGATCATCATGTCCATGCCCTGGACGTCCTGGATGGTGCTGCGTTCGACATCGAGATCGTCCATCTTCCCGCGGACCTTGCGCATGAGGGAGTCCTTCATGTCGCAGATGCCGTCGAGATCCTTAGTCATATGCGTCATGGCAGCCTCCTTATGCGATCCTGCGAGCGGTGAATGCCGCGTTCGCGTCGATGGTCACCGGTTCGGTTCCGGTGTTGGTCACGGACAGTGTGACGTCCTCGCCTGGGCACACCTTAAGATATGTCCGGGCTGCGAGGTTCTGGTACGAATTGGCGGTGCCGATGGTCTCGATCATCGCAGTCTCGGCCAACGGGGTGCCGTCGATGGTCATCGCCAGCTGAACCTCGGTTCCCGCGGTGCCGCTGGTGACGTTGCCATTGAAGCTCAGATCGAAGATGCTCGCCTGGCCGCATCGGTTCCCTCGGCCACGCAACCGAACGGCTCCGGACCCCTGGCGATGATACTCGGACCCGCCGCAGCCGTTGCGGTCGCATCCGGTGTGGACCACCGTCAGGTTGAAGGTAACAGTCCCGCCGACGGGGATAACCTCCACGGCGGAATTCGACAGAACAATCATCGGTTATACCTTCTTTCCGTGGCTCAGCAGCCGCAGGACTGATAGCAGTTCTGCTGGCAACCGTAGTAGCCGTTCGGGTTCGGCACCGTGTAGGCCGGAACCGGAGCCGGGGTCTTCAGCTGGGCAACCAGATATGCGTTCTGGTTGGCCTGCGTCTGGACCTGCTGGACGGGCAACTGCGCCGTCTGCGGTTGCGTGTACGGCTGCGGGCCCTGCCACGGAGACTGTGGCAGATAGGTCTGGTACGGGTTGTATCCGTAGGTGGGGCCGTTGTATTGAGGCATGGGCATGATGGACTCCTTTCGATACATCCTTTATGTTTATAAAAGAACCCTCCTCCGGACCTCGGGACGGGAAAAGGATAAGAAAACCCGTTGCGGAAGCATCCGGAGGAGTAATGGCACCACCGGTGGAAGCAAGACACATAATCATAATCCAGGCACTCTTAGCGCACAGGTCTCGCTTTCCGGACAGAACACCGTCGTGCGACGTGTCAGTATTCCCTCGTTCAAGGGCGATGTTCGACATATTGGTGATATCAATGGCGGTTCATTCGACGCAAACCAGGGAGCCGCCATCGTCGGACATTCCGATTCTGCGAGCTCGATGGAACCATACGTCGCTGTGTATGTATGGCGTCGAACGGCCTAGGCGGTTCTTCTCCAGACGTACACGGCAACGTAGGGGCTCAAGCTTGATTCCCTCTTTGTGTTGGTTTCGTATCGATATCGCCGAGCATTATATGGTTGGCCGGTTTGACCAACCATCGAACCTGACCCAATAACTGCTCTATCTTCAAGCTTCGTCCATTCATGGAAACCGTCAGTCGCTTCGCCGCTATCTTTGTCATACGAGACCAATCCGCTCCATACGGCTGGATGGGCATCATTCGGAGCGATCAGGGTATGGCCATAGAACGATCCGACAGCGATTCCATACTTATGATTATGTGTCTTGCTTCCACCGGTGGTGCCGGCGGTGAAGTCTGAATCGGTATCGGAGGCGCTAATCAGTGCTCGTCCGGCACCGTAACGTTCCCAACTGCCGCCATACAGCGACGCCGGGCTGGTGGAATTGGTGGAAATATAGATCGAATCGACCGGGTACATCCGGTCCCGCATTTTATCCACGAGGTGCTGGACCCCATCCTGATCAAGGTAGCTTACCATGAATATCTCCTTAGAACATGCTGTCAATGGTGGCCTCGCTGATGCGGGTCATACCATCCAATGGGAATTTATCGAGCTTGGCCTTGTCGGTCTTGGACATCAGGCCGTCCTTCGAGGATGTGGCCGTTCCGATGGCCGAACCGTAATCGCCGGACAGACCGTCGAGCTTCTTCTTGTCGGCTGCCGACATCAAACCAGCCGTCGATTGGGTGGCCGCGGAATAGGTCGTATCCTGCGTGGTGAACGTCGAGGTCGTGCCGTTGCCCTTGGTCACGGTGACCGTGCGTCCTGATGCGGTGACGGACTTCACATAGGTCGTGTTGATGGTCTGACCGGCAGAATCCTGCGTCGCCTTGGTGGCGTTCGTGGCATTGGTCGCGTTGGTGGCGTTCGTCGCGTTGGTGGCCTTGGCGATCGTATCGGTCGTTCGGACCAGAGCGGTCCACGTACTCCATGCGGAATTAGAAGTAGAATACGACCTTGTCCAGATCTTGCCGGAGTTGTCGTACAGAATCTGGGTGAACACGCCCGATGCCGTATGCATCATCCACATGCCGAAGTACTCGACGCCGGATGGCTTGTTCGATACAGTATTGCCGCCAGCGGCGTAATAATACCCGCACTGTTCTTCGGTATTGTACGAGTTCAGGTTCTGATCGGTAAGCACAACCGGCGCCGTCGGAGGATTCTGGACACCTAGAGCCGTACGGGCCGTCTCGGCCGACGTGGCTCCGGTGCCTCCCTTGGACAACGGGATTGTAGGAAGTCGGTCGACTGCCAGTGTGCCACTGGCGATGTCGGAAGCGGCGTGACTGTGCTTGGCCGCGGCGAACAGCGCTTTGATCGAGGACCAAAGCACCGTCCTGGTGCCCGCCGAACCAGTCGTGCTATCGATGACGAACACGTCCGAATCAGACGGTTGCGAAGTGCGGGTGTAGGTATTAAGACGTGCCATACGTCATCTCCTTAGTCGATCTGTTTCCATCCCTGCGGATAGGCATCCGGCGAATAGGCGTTGTTGTTCATCGTGCACTCGTAGCGATGGCCGTTATACGTCACCTTGTCGCCGATGTTGTATGCGTCATGGGCGCCGGTCGGTTGGACGAATGCCGGATACTCGTCATCATCGCCACCGGGTTCCGGGCTTTCGCCGGTGCCATCCAACTTGGTCCAGCCTTGCGGATAGGCGGTCGGCGACCAGACATTATAGTCGATGTTCGACTGATAATAGGCGCCTTCGAAGGACACCTTGTCACCCTTCATGTAGGTGTCCGTAGCACCAAGCGGCTGGCTGAACGGATGGATGCCATGCTCGTCCGGCTCATCGACGCACTTCCATCCCGAGATGTAGGTATCCGGCGGGAAGATCTCCTGGGCGGTGTCGTTCTGAAGGCAACGGTACAGAACGCCCTTATACCGGACAATATCGCCGGTCTTATATTCGGTACCGACAGTCCACTCCGGAACCAGAGCCGACACGGCCTTCAGATCCTCGACCGGCATGCTGGTCAGCATCGGCTGAATCAGCATCGGCACGGCGGCCATGACGGCCTTCTGGATCTCCTGCTGTTTCAATGCCTGCGCCTCACGCTCGGCATTGGCCTTGAGTTCCTCAGCGGTGAACTTGGTGTAGCGCTGAATATCCTCGTATTCGTCCCAGGCTTCCTTGGCTTCGACGCCTAGAACGTCCACCTTCCACTTGACGTCCTTACCGCCGTTCGGATACTCCTGAAGGGTCTCGTAATGGCCCTGCTCCTCAACGGCTTCGACGGCATCGTGGTGCTGAATGAAGATCTTGTCATCGGAGAGCTTGCCGAGACGATAGTCCACGTCCTCCGGCTGGATCTCGTTGTCGTTTTGGTCCAAAATTCTCATGATGATTCCTTTCTTAGTGAATAACGAACATGTCGTCGATGACGGAGTTGGGGATCGACGTGATGGCCGACGGATCGGTCACGACACTCTCGATGAGCTCGTGCCACTCCTTTTTGTTGGACTCCATGGTGTCGTCGAATTGCGCCTGCCACTGTCTGATGATGGTATCGGCGTCGAAGGTGTTCTCGACCAGTGTCGCCAGAGGACATGCACTCGTGCCGATGGCGTTGGTGATGTCGGCGGAGGTGATGTTCGTGGCACCATGAGCGACCTTAACGTACGCCAAGGGATATTCGGAAATATCCGACGTCTTGGTCATAGTCGGACGTTGCGGACTTCCGCTTGGCGTTCCCTTCTTGATGAGAATACTATTGGCCCTGACCGCCAATGAGGTATCGACCCGAAGCACCACGGCATCGATACGGTCCTGAGTGGCCGACGCAGAATCGATCGTCAACGGAAGATCGGTGGAATTATAGGTCCATGTATGATTGAACCAGGCTCGACCGGATCCGACAATGACCTGCATGCCGCTTCCCGACTTAACGACCAGATGGTCCTCGAAATTCGGAAGCACACCATCGTTGATGATGCCATCGAAAATCTGCCCCATCTGAATATTGTTGTACACACGATCATGGTTTGAGGAATTGAAAAATCCTGAGGTAACGGCCATGGCTTACTCCTTTCTGGTTAATCATCTATCTTCACCGAGGAATGCAAGGTGTTGTCGGTGGAATCTCGAATCGGTAATCCGGAGGAATCATCGATCGATGTCAAAGAATCGACGATCGTCTCCAATGTCGGATACTCGCTGTATCCATTGGTATCCCAGTTACGAATATACTCGGTGATCTTGGCCGGATACGCCATGTTATAGGCGTTCTCGAATTGCACAATATCACCGATAGTGTAATCTTCGTTGTAGACCATGCCAGTAGTTGATGATACCTCTGCATCGAAGGTGATACCGGAACCAACCTTTTTGAGTTCCTTCTTTCCTTCCGATTTGAGGGAGTTAAGTACCGTGGAATCCGGAAGCGGTTTTCCCTCATCATCGTTTTGCTGGACCGATAGTCCGCCATAGAACGTTTCGTGATAATCCCATCCGATAGATCCGTCCTCATTTGGAACATAAGCGACCAGACGTTTCGTCGAACCATCATCGTTTCGTGTCTCGGACCCGCCGACGTATGCAGCATTATAGAGTTCGCGATAGTCCATAGTGGTGTCCGACGAAACCAGATTTCCGTAATTCGATGAAAATATCACATATGGATTCTTATCCTGTTCATATGAATGATCAGTTCCGTTTATGATGCGAAACGTCATTTTCGTATCGATCCAACGGTCGGCCGTTGCCAAACTAAGACGGAATCCGTATTTCTTGGAGTCGAGAATCGTCTTGACGGCATCGTATACGGTGTCGCCATCGAATTCGTATCCATCATCGGTCTCCGACGAAGTGTCAGGAAGATCGTTGTTCTTTTCAAAAACGAAGTTGTCGATCTTCCGTCGTGCTTCCGTTGGCTTGATGACATTCTCGTTCAGAATCGTCTGAATCGCGATCTGAATATCGCCTTTGTACGTGACTTTCTTCGGAATGACTCGTCTCAACAGAAGCGACTCCAAGGAACGACCGCTCACGACAAGATGATCTCCATCTTCGAGATTGCTGGTGATCTTCACCTGATCGATCACCATAGTCGATACGGAATCGGGATAGAACAGATAATATCCTTTCGGGAACCGTTGGATATTCTCGATACTCGCCCGAACGTAGAATTCGAAATCGCCATAAGCCGAGAACCGCTCGGTCCAAATAACCGATTCGAACTCATCGACGATGTCGACGACCTTAAACGATTTGTCCAGTACGAAAAATTCCATTCGTTTCGCCATGATCACACTCCGGCGTAAAGAATCTTACTGGATACGGACACTATCATGTTATCGATACCTGATTCGGCCATATAGGTGATGACATTGTTTCCAGGATACAGTGTAATCCAACTCACAGCCCTGTCGATGGCGTTGAGAACGTTGTAATCGATGCCCTCCCTACGGATTCTTGCGTATTTTTCTCCGGACACGGTCGATATGATGATCTGATCCCCCGACTGGAGATCGGATCCGATGATGCTCTTAACCTTATCGGTGTAGATCAGGATCGACTCGTCCCAATCCTCGTTGTAGAATGAGGGATTAGAAACCGGTCCGGTGAGTTCGACAGTGATGATGACGCCGACCTCGGCTTCACCGTCGTACTGGACGATCTTCGAATGATCGACGCTGATATTACCGAATTCAAAGGTGTCGCCGGCTATCGGGAACGGGAATTCGAACAGCGACTCCACTGTCGAGAACTGCGTGACGATCTCCGAGACCTCGGAGGCGTCTTCAAACCACGGATCCGCACATCTGATCGTGATCGCCGACGCCTCCTGACTCGTGAATATGGCCACATCGTTGTTCTCGACATGCCCGACGGTCTTCACCCGTCTGGTATCGGTCTCGAAGATGAGCGTCACGGCTCGTTTCTCCGGAAAATATCGGTAGATCCTATGACGCAACTCCTCGATGCTGTGATTGGCATCCCATAGATAGGCAAGCGTGATGGTGATGTCACGCGATTCCTTTCTTGCTCCATTAAAGACGGAACCATCGGAGGTGACCGATTCGGAATGCCACAGAGTGGCTTTCGTTGGCCCAAGACCATCGATGCCGGAGATCAAATATCCGCTCTCCCGAGGGTCGGCGAGCGAAATGGTCAGACTTTCGTTTCGATCATTGATCACTGTCATGGACCTGAACATTGAGACCACTACTTTCCTATAGGTGACATTTTCAATTCCTGACGAAGGAGTTTGAGTTGGTTCGACGTCTGTCGGTAAATATCATAACGACTGAGACTGGTCGGCGAATTCAACGTCTGGTTGTATTCGATGTTGACCGACTTCGGACCGCTCGTATCCTTCTCCGCCGTCCGAGAACCACTCTCATTTTGACGGAATCGACGATCGATTTCCCTGAGCTCGGCCTCTGATGGAGCGATGGATCTCGACAACATCGAATCGATCGATCCGGCCTGCTTGCTGATGGCGCTTAGGTCAAGCACCGGGGTGATCGTCGGACTCGCGTCGAACATATCGTCGATCGATGACGTCGCCAGCATGTCGTTCAACGTGGATATCGCCTTCCGCGCGACCTTCTCGGAAGAATCGCTGACCATGTCCTCTCGATCAGTAATGCCGATCGAGAATCCTTCGGTGAAGAATCGACCAACCTGCATCATGATCTTCGATGGGGAACCGATATCCAAGGCGCGATCGGCAGCCGTCTTGGCCGAACTGGCCATATTGGCCGCTGCGGTGGCCGCCGAGCTCGCGTAATTCCTGATGCCGTTGGCGAATCCCTCAACGAGATATCGTCCGGCGTCATAGAATCCGTTATAATAGGCTCTGACGCCGTTAACTGCCTGATTGACGGACGATGAGAACACTCCGATGAACTGGGATGAATTCGATTGCATGCCGTTCAGCAGACCATCGGCTAGATGTTGACCGGCCGTGCGGAACTGTGACTGGAAAGAATCGATCCTGTTCACCGTGGCCCGAAGTCCGGCCGCCGTCGATGTCGTCGACTCGTTAAGGGCGTTCCTCATACTTCCGGCGAAGGCCAGCACGACACTGATGATTGAATCTAATCCGCCGTTGATGGCTGAGATGGCATCGATGATGGCAGCGGACATGCTCGACATGTTCTGGCTGACGATGGATCCAACACCGGACAATCCATTGGTCACCGATGTCTTGAACTGTGTGAATCCAGTGGATATGTTCGATCCATTGGTCGACACCACATTACCCAACGTGACCATGGCGGAATTCAGCTGAGTTGCGAACGCCGAAATATCAGCCGGTAATGTGCTGGTAATCGACTGCGTGTTATTCAACGAACTCACGAATGTCGAAATCTGCTTCGATACACCAGACAGGTTCGCCGCCGACAAACTAGTTGCCGCCGTAGCAATGGATCGAACCCCGGAAGCGGCATTTGACATGGATTCCGCGATCCCGGATCCAATACCAGTAAACGCCTTCACGCCATTAGCGAGAGCGGTAAGATTGCCTTGAATTCCTCCAGGAACCTCAACGCCGTTCCATTTCTTGACTTCCCCTGCCAGTTGTCCCAAAGGGCCAATGACTGCATTTATCGACCATCCACCAACGAAGGCCAGCGTGAACGCTTTCACACCATTGGCGAGAGCGGTAAGATTGCCTTGAATGCCGCCAGGAACCTCCACGCCGTTCCACTTCTTAACGGCCCCTGGCAGTTGTCCCAAGGGGCCAATGACGGCGTCAATCGACCAGCCGCCGGCGAATGCAAGCGTGAACGCCTTCACGCCGTTCGCAAGAGCGGTGAGATTGCCTTGAATGCCACCGGGAACCTCAACGCCGTCCCACTTCTTAACGGAATCGGCGAGCGTTCCAAGCGGACCGACCACGGCATTGAGCGACCATCCACCAGCAAAGGCCAGTGTGAACGCCTCGACTCCACTGACCAACGAGCCCAGCTGCGTTGCGATATCGGTCGGGAACGTGATCGTCGACCACTTGGCCACTGCATTGGTTAGGGTGTTCATCGGCTGGGCGATGTTGGCAATGGTGTCGCTGCCCCATCCAGCCAGCGTGAACTTGCCTACGCCGTCGGCGATCCTTCCGAGCTGATCGGCCAGATCGTCCGGAACGGCCACGCCTTCCCACTTCTTAATGGAATCAGCGAGCGTTCCGAGCGGAGCGGCCATCTGCTCGATGGCACCAGCACCGAATCCGGAGAAGGTGTTGAGCAGGCCGCCAAGCGCGGTCTCGCCCATCGCGGCGCCCATGGCCGTCAGACCCCTACCGATCTCATCCCAATTGAATTCGGCGAACTTACCGAATGCGGTCGCCAGATCGATCAGGCCCTGTGAAGCGAGTGTAATCGTACCGGCACCCATCAGACCGGCGATTCCGGTCAGGGCACCTGTCGCTCCGGATATAGCGGCGACCTCACCCATGGCACCGCCCATAGCAACAAGGCCGCGTCCGATCTCGTCCCAGCTATACTGAGAGAACGAATTGAACGCTTGGGCAATCTCGTCAAGACCTTGCACGGTGAGGTTGATCGTGCCGGCTCCGATCAATCCGGACAAACCAGCGAGTTTACCCAATGCACCGCTAACGACCGCGACCTCGCCGAGAGCGCCGCCCATGGCGGTAAGGCCGCGTCCGATCTCGTCCCA